AATCGCCCGAAGTCTGCTCCAGGGAACTCGAGTCTGCTGATAAGGCGCCTCAAACCACATAGGGATGTGATCAATGCTAAAGCCCATTCAAGTGCTTTGTCCTGCTCGATCTATATATTCATATCCCGTCAATGGCCGCTTTTTAGCTTCCAGTCGTTGCAGTTACCTGTTCGATAAAATAACCGTCGGTTAGCTTTCCTATCAATTAAAATATGGTGATGTAAATGTCTATTGCTGAGGTATTGCCGCCACAGGGTGACGACAAGCAAAAAGCTGAAACGGTATTGATCGTAGTTGACGCGATAACCGCAAGTCTCGAACGAGATACCAGTTTTACTGGAAATCCATTTGAAGTTGTTATGGGCAAGTCCTGGAATTTGACTAGCCAGACTGCACTTGATTTTATTTTTAGAATTGAAGAGAAGTTTAGAAAGAAAAATAAGTTCCACGGCTATTTCGCTAGTCCTACCTCAAGTAGTACTCCTGGTAATTTAAAGGGGTATATAGACAAAAGTACAGTTTTTGTTCAGGCCGCCGAGCAAATAATGCAAGGGTTGAAGCGGGCAGGTAACTCTCTTGAACGTGGTAGTCTTGTGGGAGGGAACGTAGTTTTGGTTCATTACAAGTCGTCAGCAGAAGTTGATGATTTTGGTCGTTTTCTTGTAGTTATGGTTTCAAAAAAAGGTGGTTTTGATTTTGATAGTGACTTACAGCCAAAAAAACTAAATCCGATCGATACAGATGCACTTCGGCAAGCCGCGCTTTTTGATCTTAACTTATTCTCTGTGACTTACCCAAAAAATGACGGTGAGCCATATCTGCACTTTATTGCTGGTAAGTCCAAGAGTAATTTTTTCAAAGAGGCTCTAGGTTGTAATGATGCTACTCCGAACAATGAAAGTGTTAGTAATTTATTTCGAGCTGTTAATGACTTTATTGGGGAATGTCAGTTGCCCCGTAGCGTACGAGAAAAGATCGTCTCGAAAGTTGCAGAGCATTTGAAACAGAGAGCTAGCCAAAAAAAGCCAACAGGATTGAATGAAATTCAGCATGTGATCGACAAGGAATTGCCGGTTAGTCATGAGAAAAAAGGCAAGTTTTGTACTTTTGTAAATACTAATAAGTATCCAATAAATTCGATTTTTGAGCCGACAGTTCCGGACGCTGTAAAGGGAGAGTCTGTAGAGATCTCCGACACAAGTAGAAATTTTAGTTGTAAAGTAAAGGTTAGTTCTTTAGGTTATGTAGGGTCCGGAAAGCCTGTATTGTTAGATGATGATTTAAGCTATATTAGAATACCTCTGGATGACGATGACAGAGAAGCAATTCTTTCTAAAGTTGGCAAAAAAGATGACGATGATAGCATTGATAAATAAACTGGAATGCGCGAATGTTTCGGTAGATGAACATTATATCTTGTTCAGTGCGCCCCATACGGAGGAGGGGCGCGATTATCTCAATAGCTTGTACGGTGAACTAGTTTCCCTTCAGTTCACCAAGCCTCTCACTCTTGAAGAATCTGAGGGGCAACTGCAACTGCTTGTTGATACAGGATCTGATGCCTGGGCTACAAGATGCCCTTTGTATCTGAGTGTCAAGCATTTTTGGGAGGTTGTATCTGGTGAGGATGTTTTGCCGGATTTTTACTTTATATGCGAAGGAAAATCAGGATCCTGGAAAGAACATACGGGGAGTCTTTTTAAAATAAAGACATATTTTTTGTGGAAAGGTATTTTCAAGGCTCTTTCGGACCATAAAGGAACAAGCTCATCTGCTGGTACGTATGTGTATTTTATAAGCACTGAGAAGGGCGCGAAAAAACATGAGATTAATCCCACTCTCACTCTGGTGAAGCTGAATCGGCTAGACTTTAGTCAGTTGTCGCATGATATCGCGACTGAGATAAAAGGTTTAATTGAAATCAAAGATGCTCATGCTCGTGAGCGCCGAGATGTTCTTAGGACGACTTTATCCGATATATTAGATGAAGATCATAGTGACTCTTCCTTTGAATGGGTTGTGACGCAGTGTAAGAAATTTCAGAAAAAATTCCGAGAAAATTATGATGTTTATGTACATCGGTTTTCTGTAAACAAATTGCTGAGTGAGATTGAGGAAAAAGTTTCTGATTATATTTCCAAAATTAATGAATCGGTCTCCTCTAGCCAGAATAAAGCCTTTGCGATACCTGGCGCCCTCATTGCAATTGCTGCGTTAGTGAAAGGACAGGATTTTTTATCTGTAGCCCTAGTCTGCTTTGGTCTGTATTTTGTAATGTTTCTAACAAAAACAACCAATTCCATATATTTCGAATCCTTTACTACTCTTGAAGGCCAGATCAGAAAGTCTCTTCATCGTTATGAGGTTATCAAAGGGGAGGTCGCTAAGGACGAAGCAGAGATTAGAATTAGCGCAGAAGAAGCTAAAAATAAGTTGTTGGACCTGCTGGGCGGGGCCAGAGATAGGATAAATGTAATTAATAAGTTGGCGACGGCCATGTTCGTATTGGGGGTTTTGTATTCTTTCTTTAGTCTCTGGGGTGCAGATGTGTTGGTACTTCTTAAACAGTACTTGTTTCCAGTAATAGCGGAAAAACTTCGTTATGTTCTATCCGAAAATGGTTTTGATAGATGGTTTTGGCTGAGGGAACTATTAAAAACGTCTGCTGAAAGCTGAATATGCTGATCCGCTACAGCCGTTTCCACTCTCGATCCACGGCCCGCTTGGCTGATTTCTCACTTGCATACAGCCACCGCAACCGCCTCGGCTTCGTCTGATCCCCCGCTGTAACCACCTTTTCCTCCTCGGTTTTCTGATCGCGGTAGTACGCTACGATCCCTGTGTAATCGCCTTGGTTCTCTTCCGCCAGGTATTCAACGTTGTCCTCCGGCAACTTGCTCTCCAGCTCCAAGCTGACGGTGTATCCGCCATCCGGGCTCAGGCTGTGCTGCACGTTCCCTCCGTACCAAACGATCTCGTCGATTTCCGCCTTCACGCCCTGGAGCGTGTAGGTCAGTTCAGGGATCAGATCCGGCCGGCCCATGGCGAGCGTGTAGCTGAGCGTTGCGCTGCCGCGTTGTAGCCGTCGAAACTCGGCTCTTGCAGCCCTCAGCGCTGACTGCTGATCGCTGTATGTGTGACGTAAATCCTTTAGGTTCTCGCCACGGCCGGCAATCGCCTCCTGCTTCTTAGCGCTGTGCACATCGTAGAAATATGCGCGTACGCCGTCGTAGCTGTCGCGATCTGCCTGCAGATAGCGATGCTGGTCGCCGTCGGTCCGAGTGAGGGTGATGTGGGGCAGAGGAAGCCCGCTGGCAGTCTTGCCGCCGCCGGCGGGAATACACAGCAGGCACCCCGCCTTGACGCTGGCTACCGCGTCGAATTCTTCGCCCAGGCGGGTGATCAGGTTGGCGTCCGACTCGTTGGCCTGGTCGAGCTGCAAGATCGGCAGCGCTCCGAGTGCGCCGGCCACGGTTGATGTGAGGTTGTTGCCCATGGCGATATCGTCAATGACCTTGCCCAGCGTGGTGTTGCTCCAGCTACGTTCACGCTTGGTCTTTAGCCCTTTGCGAAGGTCTGCTGATCGAGCGCGAATGCTGAGCACATCCGGCGCGCCGGTGTGTTCCGTCTCGTCGACGGTGTAGGTGCCCTTATCTACCAGGCCGGTGTCGCTCCATCCCAACCATAAGCGAAGCACCGCACCCTTGGGCGGTATCGACAGCAGACCGTCATGGTCACTCAGCGTAATCGTGAGCTGGTCGGCCTCGACGCCACGGTTGTCTGTGAGATCAAGGTTCATCAGCCGCGGGCTCACCTTCATGGCGATATCAATGCCGTCCACCGTGAGACGGAAGGCCGGAACAGGGTAGGCGGCGTCCCGAACGAAGCGTTCCGCCGTATCCACCAGGTAACCGGTGACTTTGGACAGCGCGGCCTCTATCACAACAGCCCCCGGAGAATGCTGAGCCCGGTACTGGTAGCGGCGCCGAGTAGGTCGATACGGTCATCGTCGGTACGCTTGAGCGTAAGGGTGAACTCGATGCGCTGTGGCGTGCCGTCTCTGAAAAAGACAGTTTTGGTCTCGCTCAGGCTTTCGATAACCCACAACCCGTATATCCGGCCAGTACCTTCAACCATCGGCCAGGCCTTGCCTGTGTTTGCCATCAAACGCAGAGCGTCCAGGCTGAGCACGCTGCCAGCCAGTTCCGGGAAGATGATGCCGGGGAGGGTGATGGTGTCGTCGCCACGGCCGACAAACTGCAGTGCGGGTGACGCCCCAACGCGGCTGTTGCTGGCATGGCGCCAGTTGGTCTGGCGCTGCAGCTCCTGGTAAGCGAGGGTCGATAGGCTGAACACGAACATGCCGACGCTGAGCATCATGGTGATTAATCCCGGTCCGATAACTTGCTGCGCTGACGGGCGCGTTTCTCGTTTTCTGTCGTAAACCGTCGATACGCCCGCGCTGCTGATCGGTGGGCGATCATCGACCGCTAAAGCCGGCATGGCTGTCGCGGTGAGGGCCAGGGTGCCGGCCGCAGTCAGTTGCTTGCCCATGCTCGACAGCGCGTTGAGCGGCCCCTTTTGTCCGCCCTCCAGGCCCTTTGTCAGCCCTTCCATGGTGAAGCCGCCCAGCTCAGCGAACACCCGTGACGGGCTGTGGATGCCGAGCTTTTCCTTGAACCATCCGATGCTGGAGTCGCCGATGGAACTGATAGCCCCCTTCACAGCACCGAGCCCGGCCGTCAAGCCGTTGACCAGGCCGTTGACGATCATGCCCCCGAACTCTGCGAACTTCCCAGGTAGCTCTACGCCGAAGTAGTTCATCACCCCGGCGAAGGCCTGGTAGAACAGGCCAAGCGGACTGAAGTTGGTGATCAATTGCAGGATGCCGGCGAGGCCCTGGTCAAAGCTGGCTTTGATGGTGGTCCATACGTTCACTGCGCCGGTTGCGATTGAGCCGATGCTCTGCAGCAGGGTCATGATCATGTTGCCGATGGCTGCACCGAAGCGCTGGCCCATCGACTGGGCGGCGCCGCCGACGTCTTCGACCGGGTTCAGCAGGTCACTGAACCAACCAATCAACCCGCTGATGCCGGAGGAGATCATATTGAACAGCGGGCGGATAATGCTGCCCAAAAGGCGCAACGCGAAACCGATAACCGGAATGGAGTGAACGGCTTTCGCCAGGCTGATCAGCAGCCCGCCGAACTTACCGAACCCGGCAAGGACCGGCTGCAGGGCTTCAGTGAGTCCCTGCCAGAAGCCGAGGAAGAACCCTTTAATCGGCTTCCAGTATTTGTATATAAGCAACGCCGCTGCGACCAGGCCCGCGATAGCGGCTATCAACCACCCGACCGGGGTTGCCAGGATGGCCGCACCGACCGCACTGATTGCGCTGCCGAGCATTGGAAACACGCTGACTGCCGCAAGCCGCGCGGAACTGATCAACGTTGGAATGACAGTGACCATACCGCCAGCGGTGCGACTGGCCGTAACCGTCTTCCAGATCCGTCCCAGCCGGCCGACCTCTACCCCAGCGCCTGCGGCCGCAATACGGGTCCCAACCAGCTCAGCTTTGATACCACCCAGGCGAATGCCAAACATTGCCATGCCGTAACGCAGTACCGCGAAGGGGCCGAGCATGCTTGCCATCGTCAGGGCCAATGTGCCGAACACTACCGCTGTGGCTGCTACAGCCGCGACAATTTTGACCAGGCCCCCAGCCAGCTTCGGATTTTCCCGTGCCCAGGTACCTACTCCATTGGCAAGTTCGCCCAGGGTGTTGATGAGGCTCTTCAGGTCGGGAGCGACTGCAGCGCCGAACTCGGCCATGGCGTTGGTGAAGCTGCCGTCTGCGGCTTCCATGACGTTGGTGAGGGTACCGAGCTGTTCGTTGACGCGAGTGCGCAGATCGGCCTGGGTTTTCAGCTTCTGTTGCACCTCCCGATAACCGGCTAGCCCCTTGTTCATCATGACGTCCAGGGTGGACATCGTCTCTGCATCGTCGCCGAACAACGTTCGTTTAACTTCCGTACGATCGATATCATTCAGCGCTTTTAGCTTCTCAATTTGCGCATACAAATTTTCCAGACCGGAAAAATTGCCTTTGTCATCAGTGAATTTGAGCGACATCCCTTTTTTCGCGAGCACTCCATTCGCTTTGTCCACTTTGTCCTGATTCAAACCTGCCTGAAAAATTTTACGGAAAGCGTTACCCGCCGAGCTGCCGTCCATGCTGGCCTGGTCCATCATGATGAGCAGCGGGGCGAGTTCTTTGGCCGCATCGATGCCCGACTTCTTGATGACATCCATGACAGGTGAAATTTTGCTGAAGCCCTGCATCATGTTGCCCGGATCCATACCGGCGTAGAAGCCACGCTGGATGGTGTCCATCAGCCCCATCATGTCTTTTTCAGTGGTTCTGGTGGCGTCCTGCATTTTGGCCGCGAACTCGGCCGCTTCTGTGGCTTCCATCTTCATTTGCACACCGAGATACGCAGCCGCTTCCCCGGTGCCGCCCAAGATGCTCTGCGCACTGATGCCCTGGCGACGAAGCATCGTCATCATGTTCTGGAAGTCTGCCGTGGTACCTGGCAGTCGGTCGCCAAGCTTGGTGGCCAGGTCCGTGATCTTCTGGAAGTCGGCGGAAACCTTCCCTGTGTCGTCCATCATCGACACTTTTAGCTGTGTGGCCGAGTCTTCATTCGGGGCAAAGGCTTTGATTGCCGATACCACAGGGCGGCTGGCGGCATAGCCCGCGCCAAGGCTGGCGGCGCCGGACACAGCAACACTGCCAGCCAGGCTCTGGGTTTTGTCGAAGGTGGCGCGGGCCTTCGCCAGGCTATCCTGCTTGCGCTTCAACGCATCCAGTTGGTCCATCTGCAACTTCATGGCCTGGGTGGCGGTGTCGATATCGCGCTTGAGCTTCAGCTCGTGCGCGCCCAGCGCATTGGTGTTTATGCCGGCGTTTTTGAGCTGCTCGCCGAGGTTGGCAAGCTTTACCTGCTGCTGGCCGTACTGCTCGCCCAAGCGTTTCGACTCGGCGGTGTGCTGTTTCAGCAGCGCGAGCTGGTCCTTGAACGGGCTTTCCAGGCGGCGGATCTCGTCGCGCAGACTGGCATGGCCCGCACGACTGGTGCGCAACTGCGCGTTGTTGAGTGTGAACCGGTCAGCCAGGGCCTTTTCCTTGGCTGCGAGCTGGTCCAGCTGGGTCTTGCGCTCCCGCTGTGCGGCTGTGAGGCGGGTGTATTCGTCGTGCTGTGCTTGGGTCAGGGCATTACCCTTTTGCATCACCGTATTGAGCGCGGCGATCTGGCTGGCTGATTGGCGGTGTTCGTCGCTCATCAACCCCAGGGCGTTGCGTGTCCCGGTGAGTTCGCGCTTGAGGTCGGTCTGACTGGTTTTGAGCGCGTCGACCTTCTGCCTGGACTTGTCGAACAGCGCCTGAGTCGGCGCGAGCTGCTGCCGGACTTTGGCCGTTTCGCGGGCGAGTTCGCCTACCTTGGTGTTGTTGGCGGCGAGCGCCTCGGATGTCGCGCGGGTTGCGGCCTGCAGTTCGCGCCAGGCGCCAACGTCGCGTTGCTGGGTGTTGAGTTCTTTCAGGCGGTCGCGAGCGGCTTTGAGGGCTCGGGCGGTTTCCTTGCTACCGCCCGTGATTTTGTTCAGCGGACCCGTGGCTTTGTCGATGGCGCTGAGCAGCACCTGCAGTCTCAGATCATTCGCCATCGTTGGAACTCCGCACCCTGGCGCGCTCGCGCCAGTCCATCAGGTCTTGCAGGCCCAACTGATCCATATCAGCCGGTGCCCAGTGGAAAACCACGGCCAGATCGGCCATGGCGTCTTCTACGCGACGAGGGATGCATCCGTCTTCGCCGACTTCTGCAACAAAAAACCAGAGATTTTGCTGCTCAGGGCCAGCAGGTCGGCCGGGTCCATGCCGGCGACTTCAATGGCGGTAACGCTTGGCGAACTGATGCGCGGCAGGACCTTGATCAGGCTGCTTACGTCCATCTGCAGCAGCTCCACCAGGCTCACGCCGCGCAATTCGCCGGAGTTTGGCTTGCGCAGGGTAATGGTCTCGATGCTGGTGGTGCCGCGACGGATCGGGGTGTCGAGGGTGACGGTGTTGTCGTCGGCCAGTTGCTGCACGTCGGGCTGTTCGATGGCTTCGTTCTTCATTGGATTTGCTCCTGGTGATTAAAAGGTGAGTCTCGATTGAGCGGGCGCGTCAGATGCCCATGGCGGTGCGGTGCTTCTCCAGCATGTCCACGCCGTTGACCTTCTCGACAAAGTTGAGCAGGTCGATTTCGATGATTTCTTCGCCATCCACGGTCAGCTTGTAGTAGCTGCAGGTGGTGGTCATGGAATGCTCAGTGTCTTCACCGGGCTGGGCGTCACCCATCTCGATGGTTTCGTGTCGACCGCGCACGACCACTTCCACGTTGCTGACTTCGCCCGTGTCGTCCTGCTGATACGGGCCAGAGAATCGCAGGGCCACGCTGGAGGCGTTGACCGCGCCGAACTGGCGCAGAGAGATCAGATCGAGGCCGCCGGTCTTCCATTCGAACTGGATGCCGTCGTCGGACATGCCCAGGTCAGCTTTGACCGGGCCATTCATGCCGCCGCCGCGATAGCCTTCCATCTTGCGGCCGAGGGAGGGCAGGGTGAGGGACTTCACTAAGCCGAGGTAGCTGTTGCCGTCATTGAACAGGTTGAGGTTTTTGAGTTTGCGAGGCATTGCCATGGCGGTGTTCTCCGGGATACGGGGTCAGGGTGAACTCCCCTTGCGGGGAGGCCCGGTTTAGCTGTTGATGCCTTTAGCGAAGTCGATCAGGTAACGGTCGGTGATTCGCTGGCGGAAGGTGAGGTCTTCAAGTGGCGCCACGGGGGTGTAGTCGTAATCAAGCCAGAGCTTGCCGGTCTTGAGGGTGTCTTTGGTGTTGATGTCGTCCGGGTACCAGCAGCTGCCGCCGTAGAGATACCCCTGAGATTTCAACTCGCGCATCTTGGCGCTTACGCCTTCGACCACGTCGCGTACCAGCGAGGCGTGCATAGGACGGTCCACTGCCCACATGTGCGCTTCGCCCATGGTGTCCGCGAGGATCTGGGCGGTGCGGGTGTAGTTTTCGAAGGCGAACAGCGGGTCATCGCTGCAAGTGCGGCTACCCCAGAAGCGGAAGCCATTGGCGTTGATCAGGGTAGTGACGTCGTTGCTGTTGAGATAGTTGGCATCGGTAGCCGGATTCTGCAGGTCCCAGAACACGTCGGCGCTGATGCCAGTCACGCCGCTGACGGCCACGTTGGACAGGGTTTTATGCCAGCCTGTCTCCTGATCGATCTTGGCGCGCAGGCCCAGCGCACGGGCCACAGCCGAGGCGGTGGTGGTCTTGTTGGCGACGGTGTCCCAGTTCTGGAAGTCCGGCCAAATCACCATCATTTCGCGGGCGCCGAAGTTCGCGCGGTAAGCGACCACCTCTTCCTTAGTTTTGCAGCCCCAGGCGCTGACGTACGCAAAGGCCCGAAGGTCTTTGGCGATGGCGCCGAGTGCGGTGGCCACCGGCAAACTGTCCAGGCCAGGCACGCCGAGGATGCGCGGGGCCATGCCCACGCGAGACTTGGAGGCGAGCAGGGCTTTCATGCCGGTGTACTGGCCGGTCGGTGTGGTGCCGCCGATCAGGGCGCTGGTAGTGGCCGCTTCGTCGGCACCTTCTTTGACCCGCACGACGATGACATAGGGCTTGGTCTGGTCGGCGATGCCTTGCAGGCTCGCGGCCAGGGTGCCCTTTACGCCGGCTTTGCCGACGGCAGTCTGCACGTTGGTGATCAGGACGGGCGTGTCCAGAGGGAAAACGAGTGGGTCCGCATCTTCAGCCGTGCAAACCATGCCGATAACTGCGGTGGGAATAGTGCGAATGGGGCGGGTGCCGTCGTTGAGTTCGATGACCCGCACGCCGTGGAGATAATCGGCCATGGGTTGGTGCCTGCGCTGTGATGGAATGACAGTGCAGAGGTTGCCGCGCGCGCGCCGGCTGGGCGAGCGCGGCACCTTGTAGGGGCCGCGTTTACAGGGGGAGTTTTATCGAGCCTGGTCTTTGATCCAGGCTGGTGGTACTGGACGTTTGCTGGTATCGGGGAAGCTGTCCGATTGAGGCCAGTCGCGCAGCAGCTGCATGTAGCTCAGCAATTCAGCGTGTTGCTCGGTAGTGAGCGTTGTGTCGGCGCCCATCTCCGCCTGATCACGGTGGCGATCTCGCAGCCAGGCGAGGTCCAGTAGTTCTAAGTCTCGCCAGCGCCGCTCTTCATTGGCCGCTTCTTCAACAGTCGATTTAGGTAGCGTCTGCCCGCCATCGGCAACCCATTCTAAGTAGGACACCCAGTCCTTGTTGCCCATGTCGTCCGGGACAAACACCAGGTCGGTCATTCGCTGAACGCCGGCTACCGTAAATCTGTACGCAAGATCATTCATTGTCATTACCTCAAAGTTCCGCGTCGGCGGTCCACTCGATCTGAAGGGTGAAGCCGGGAACAGAGCCGCTTGGCGGCACGCAAGACAATGCGAAGCCTGTGGCCCATAAGCTCTGGATATTGGTCTGCGTGCAGGGCCTGCCGAGCGATTGCGCCCATACTTCAGAGGTCTGCTCACCAGGGGAAAACAATCTCAGCGTAGGCACAACGCGTTTCACTTCCCGGAAGTCCATACGCAAAGCCGACTGTGAGGACTGCGCTGCTGCGGATTGCGTGAAGCTGGCGATACAGGTGGACGGCCCGTTGTTCGACTTAAGGGGGTGATCCTGCAGGAACGACTTTTCGAAGTATCGCAGGCATGCGCGGTACTCCTCCTGGTGCGTCCTGTAATCGTACGGCGTCGCCACGCTGCCAGGCTCGATCTGAACGTTGGTAATGTCCGTGTAGTGGGCACCAGTCCCCCAGCTGGCAAAGATAACTTCCAGGAAGTCGTTGGCGACGCCTTTGTTCTTGTTCACCACCCCACCCAGATCGAGGGTGACGACGTACTTTTTGTATACCGTTGTCAGCTCCACCGAGGTGCCCACATCCACGTTCGGCTCGGTTGAATTCACCCCAAAATTTTGACGAAGAATCACTGCGCACGTATGTGGAACGCTGGTTTTCATATAGAACGAGACGGTCACCTTCCCGCCAGCCAGCGTTTCGACGTTCTCGATGCGCTGACTCAGGTTCCAGCCCTGGCCTTCACCCTGGCGCGAAAGTCTCAGGGCAAATTTTGCCTCGTTGATATTGGCGTCCTGCTCGAGCGGCAGTTGGCTCCAGTTGCATGTGGCGTTTTTCGGGCTGTAAATCATCCAGCGGTCCGGGCCGAACGTGCTTTCGGGGTCACCGTTGGCTTTTCCGACGACGCCTGACTTGCCTCGCTGCCAAATCTGGAACGCTCCATTGATCAGCCGGTTCTTGCGGAAAACGTGCACTGGGAACTGCTGCAGTGGGCTCTCGATTTGGTTGCGCAATGCCTCGGTGTTCGCCACCCGCTTAGATCGGTCATTAACCAGCGGGGTCGGGGCGTTCTGCCCACCTGCCCATTGAAACGAGAGAGGCGTGGTGCCTAACACAATCGGCGCGTCAGTGATCAACTGCCAGAGCGTGTCGCCATTGGCGGCGCCGCGCTCAACGTGAACCAACAAACCAGGCGTCACCTCCGCGCCGATATCGGCATCAGCAGTACGGGTCCAGATTTCGGCGGTGGAGAGGGATAAGCCATTGTCTTTGCCCTGGGCCTGGTCTTTCAC